GCCTGTAGCTCCTGGCCCGCCGCCGTTGCATCGGATCCTCTGGGCATCTCTGTCTCCTCGTTCTTGGACTGCGCCTGCAAGGCTAAGGCACGATTGAGCGCAGAGCACCACGCGGGTCGATGACCCCGACGCCGAAGTCCGAGCGGACCTTGAAGTCCACGGAGTCAAGCTCGAACTGGTACGGGTCGGTTCCAGCCCCGAGCGCCATCCGCACCATCGGATCGCGGAGCATGACCTGGGGCTCGCTCTGGCCGTTCAGGAAGCCCACGGCGAACGCCGGGACGTCGTTCGGGTCGGCGAACAGGTACCAGTCGTTCGCGTCCGAGAACCACGGGTCGCGGATCACGCCGTCGGCGGGGAGAACCCCGGCCAGTGGGTTCAGCGTGCCCTTGTCGAAGAACGCCGTGCCGACACCGGGAGTGCCGCCGGTCCAGTTGACGTTCGCGCCGGTCTGCGTCGAGTTGAGGATGCGCTGGCCGATCATCTGCAGCCGCGCGTTCTGCACGACCAGGATCTGCGGCGTGATGACGATCTGCCGTCCGTCGTCGTCAAGCTGGCGCTCCATGAACGTGATCGCGTCCGCGAGCGAGTCCTCGGACAGGTCGACGACGAACTCGTTCCCGCGCGCCGTCGAGTAGAACGGCTGGCCGTCCGGCGCGAGGCCGGGGTTCTCGATCAGCGCGATTACGGTCTGCAGGATGAACACGCCCGCCGCGTAGCCCATGTCGGCAGGGTTGCGGTTGAGCAACTCGTTCGAGTCGTCGTTGATGATCGCCTGGCGCGTGATCTGGTACACGCCGCCGTACGTGTCGACCGCCAGCACGGCAGGCGGGCGCTCCGTCCGGGTCATGCCCGGGTAGTGGCCGTGGTCTCCGACGTACCCGATCCCGAGCAGGCCGTTCAGGCCGCGCAGGCGCCGCTCACGGAAGTCCGGCGCGGACTCCTGGCGGGTGTAGCGCTGGTACTGCGCCTGGGCACGGCTATAGCCCAGCCACATCGACTGGCGCACCGGCCCGAACAGGAAGGACGGAAAGTCGGCCTTGGAGTCGGCCTCCTCCAGTTCGTAGCTGGCGAGGCGCTCGTCGCGCCACTCCTTGTACGCCTCAAGCAGGCGAATCGGCCTGCCGAAGACACCGTATGGATTGCCGTTCATCGTTGCTCCTTGGTTAGCCTCTCCGACGCCCGCAAGCGCTTCGTGCGCATCCGCCGCGCCCAGGGGGGGCAACCTGAGCGGGTCTCCATACGGCTAGCTCACATCCTGTGACTAGAAGCTGTCCTTCGCGTCGAGGTCGACGCGGACGCGGTTGAGCGGTGTGCCGCGCTCGCCCGCCACCTCCACGATCCGACCGAACTTGTGGTCGCCCGCGCCCGGTGTGAGCACACCGGCAGCGGAGATGTAGACCTCTTCGCCCTTGTCGGCGCCGGTGAGCCCAGTGTCGGGCACCTGGACGACTCCCTTCGTGATGATGAAGAACGGCTCATCGGGGTCGATGATCGCCTGGTTGGCGAACCCGTCGGCCCATGACCGTGTCCTCTGCTTGACCGCGACGCCGACGAAGTTGTCGACCACGACCGGTGCACCGTGGTTGATCGGGGCGGCACCGTTGGTGACGTAGACGCCGGGGCCTGGGCGGTTATACGGCATGACTCACTCCTCTCTGCCTACCGATGGCCTCAGTCGGCCCACGCCTTGGCGGGATCGACCCCTGCTTCCTGGAGAACTGCGCCCCAGAGTGTGCCCTCCCCTGGCTTCGGGCCCTCGCCCTCCCCGTCACCCTCGCCGCGCTTGGCGGGAGCGCTGACGCCCTGGCCGCGAACCTTCGTCGGGCTCAGGGACGCGACGAGGTCGCGCTGCTCCTGAACGACGGCGGTCACGGCCTCCTGGAGCTTGTCCTCGGCCTTCTTGGTCACGTTGCCGTCGTCGTCGACATCGTCGACCACGTCGAGCGCGGCGGTCGCGCCGTCGTCGGTAATCTCGAACAGGGCCTTGGCCCGCTTCGAGAACGCGTCGGGTAGCTTCGCCTCGCTGATCTGCCGGTGAGCCGCATCACGCATGTCGCGCAGATCAAGCTGCCGGTCGGCGTCGGCGCGGGCCTCGGCGCGAATCAACTCGCGCTCATCCGCCACCGCCGACTCGACAAGCTCCTTGACGCGTGCGTTGATCGTCTCATCGAGAGCGCTGCGGAAGTCCTCGCTCTGGAGAGCTTCCTGGAGCGCCTCTGGGGTCACACCCATGTCGTCTCCTTCGTGATCGTGGGCTTCCGTCACTGATTCCTGCGAACTGAGAGCCTGCTTCGCCATCGCCTCGGCCTGCGCCCGGGTGAGCTTCGGATTGCGCTTCAACAGCTTGGCGATCATGTCCTCCAGCGCCGCCGCGTCCTCGTCCTCGTCGCCGTCACCGTTCCCGTTGTCCTGCTCGACGAGCAGGTGCGGGCGGACCTCCTCGACGTAGCGCACGAACTCCTCATCCGTCATTGACTCCAGCAGTCCCATCCCGTCCTCCTCGTAAGCGGCCTCCATCAGTTGGACGACGCGCCCACCCGCACCTGCTTCGGTCACCCAGTCGACGCTGCCATGGTCTTCGATGCCTTCGACCAGCCAGGCACGCTTACCGTCGCGCATCGTGGGCTGCACGCCCGTGGCGTTCGCGGAGATCGACGCTTCGACAAGCTCGGGGTCGTTCTCGGCCAACTCGCGGATGAACGGGGTGGGAAGCGACCAGCCGACGACGGCGCCCTGCTCGAACCCCTTCTTCTCGTCCGGCGGGACGTCACCGTCCCAGTAGCTCTCGACGATCCGCCCGCCGAGATCCCGGATCGAGCGAGGCAGGCCCTTCGCGGCGCGGCGAGCCTCGGGCGAGAGATGGTCTATGTACTGCCGCCAGCCCGCGAACTTGCCCGCGTTCTCCTGAAGCATCTTGGCCTCGTAGACGTGGCGACCTCGGCCCTTGCCGAGACAGGGGCGCAGGATGTGAAGCGGCAGCAGCCTGCTGCGCTCACGCTCCTCGGCGGCGGTGGCCTCTTCGAGGCTCAGGCCGCGCTCGACGAGTCGCTGGACGCGCTGCTCCTGAAGCTCTGCGGGGAACTCGACAGAATCGCGCGGCAGCGCGTACATCGCTTCGCGCAGTTCGAGCGTTCCGGCGGTGTCCGTGTCTGTGTCTGTGGCGGTAGCGCTCATCGGCCCGATACTAAGACGGGATCACGCCTCGTCCGCAGATGGATTGCTAGCCGTCCTCCGGAGCACAGAGCGCGCGGTTGCGCTTGACCTGTTCGCGGTAGCTGTCCGGTAGCTCGGGCTTCATCAGCAGCACGTCGCAGGCCTGTAGCGACGCGGTCCGCTTGCCGACCCACCAGGCGGCGATCGAGAACTCGAAGAGCATCGCCCAGTCGTACACCCAGCGGCGCACGAACAGCGTGTCGGCGGGCAGTGTGATCTGGATGCCCTGTGCTGCGACCAGGTACGCGACGTGAGGCATCCCACGTCTGCGGAACCGCCATGCCAGTTCGTACAGCGGCTCGGCGCGGGTCGGGCGGAAGTTGTACGCCTGGAAGAGCAGATCGACGTCGTCGGCGAGCATCCCCGCCTGCAGGGACGCCTCGAAGACCTCCTCGTCCCAGCCGCCCATGTCGGCGCGCTGCTTGTAGCGCTCGATCGCCTCCTCAGCACGTCCGAGGTCGCGCAGTGTGTTCGCGAGGTAGTAGACGATCCGCGCGTTCTCGGGCTCGCGCTCCAATTCCTCAGTGAGCAGTTCCAGGTCGCGCGTGAACTTCTCAGGCCGAGTCGAGCCGTCGTAGTGATGGTGAACGGTGATCGCATCAAGGTGCGGCACCGGACCGTTCGAACCGTTGGTGATGTATTCGTGCGTCGCGCCGACGTACCACCACTTCTGGTCACCGCGCACCAGCCGCTTGATCCAGTACTGAGGGTCGCCGTCGTGCCTGAGCATGTACGCGTCGCCCTCCAGATGCACGGATGCCATATCTGCATACGTGACGGTCATGTCCGCATCGAGCAGCAGCAGCCAGTCGGCCTTGCCGCGCGCAAGTTCCATCAGTTCGGTGCGGTTGTGCCCGAAGTTGATCCACGGGCGGTCGTACACGTCAGACGGAAGCTGATGGTCCTTGACGATCTCGCGGGTGTCGTCGGTTGAGCCAGTGTCAACGACGAGCACGTAGTCGACCAGGCCAACGACGGAGTCGAGGCAGCGCTCGATGATCGCCGCCTCATCACGGACGATCATGCAGAGCGCGATGGTCACGCGGTGTCGGCGTCGTGCGCACGAAGCCGTTCGACCAGTTCAGCCTTATTGCCGCTGGTCGGCAGCCCCCTGCTCTCTAGCTCCTCCCTCAACTCTGCCACCTTCATGGAGGCATAGTCGGGGGCAGCGGCGGCTTCGGCTTCAGCCTCAGCCGCCTCTAAGGGTTTTCGGCGCCTTCCGGTGGCGCTCCCAGCTTTGGGTAGCGAGGGTGCGTCTTTGATCCACGGTGCTCAACGTCCGGCTTGCGCGATTCGCGGTCTGACGAGTGCTCCCTGACGAACTTCGCAAGCTCCTCGGGCTTACCCGCCTTCCGGGTTGGTGGCTTTCTAGCTGGGGGCATCGTTCTCCTTTACCAGATCCGGTTGTTCGGCCCCGGGATGTCGCCCGCGTCGAACGGTATCGCCGTCGGTGTCCACTCAAGCCACGGCCAGGCGTAGTAGATGCCGGACATGCCGCTGTCGAGCGGGAAGGCCTTGAGGAACTGGCCGACGAACGCCGCTCCGTTCGGGAACTGGTCCCACATGATGTCCTCGGGCGGGGGCGCGTTGGGGGCGAGCAGTTGCGGGTGGTCGTGCATCTCCATCTCGGGCAGCATGTAGTAGCCCTGATTCGCGGGCGCCTGGTGCCGGAATGGATGCCCGGCGATGACCCCGCCGTCCGGGAGTTGGCCGGGATATGACAGCGATGCGAACTCGACGACCTCGCTGCCGTGAAGGGTGTATTGCGCCCATGACCGCTGGAACCCTGGGATCTCGTGGGGGACCATGTCGTGGTGGCCGATCATCGTCTGGAACGCAGTTTGCATCCCAAGCGCGAGCGGTGACCCGCACTCAACCTTCATGTAGCACGGCCACGGTATCCACAGGCCAGGGCCGCAGTACACCCACTCATCGCCCGCCTCGTAGACCAGATCCTCCCATTCGTGCTGGCCGGGACCTGAGTCGTAGTGGCGCTCCAGCCGTAGTGGCCCGCCGCCAATGCACTCCCACATCTCCTTCTCATGGTCGGCGCGGAACTCCCATCTCGCGAACGCGTTCTCGTTGCCGTGCTCGTACGTGAGGTTCGCAGGCCAGTACATGTGCCAGCGGTCGGTGTTCGGGTCGGTGTGGTCGAACAGGAGATCCCAGGCGTTCATCTCCGCGATCACTCGCTGCCCGTCGGGGAAGTTAGGGCCCTCGGCCATCCAGTCCCAGGAGTTGAACTCGGCGTTCCCCGCGTAGTCGCTGGCGAGAATCGCGCCCGGGCCGGGCGGGCCGGTGAGCGCCAGGTCTCGCCAGCCGGTGCTTGTGCGTACGCGAACTGCTCCTACAGACATGGTCGAACTCCTCTCGTTGAGCGATCCCAGATAGCAGCCGTGCCTCTGGCCTCTTGAAGTCTCATGTGACGATCCAGATGGAACCCAGAGCGACCACTCCAGGGTCGCCTGCCTGCTCGAAGACCTGCACGGCTCCGGTCGGCCCAGGCGGACCTGTACTACCCGTCGGGCCAGGAGTGGTCGAGACTGGGCCTGTGTCCCCGGTCGGGCCGGTCGGGCCTGGGACGGTCGAGGGCGGACCGGTCGGTCCGGTCGGTCCCCGTCCGCCAACCGAACCGGTCGGACCAAGCGGTATCTGGTCGTTGCTGATCCAGACAGCACCGACAGCGGGAGCCGTCGGCTGAGCCGCCTGCTCATAGACGTCGACACCACCGGTAGGACCAGTCGGGCCGGGAACCGTCGAGTCATCGCCCGTCGGTCCGGTGTCCCCGGTATCGCCGGTTGGCCCTGGCGGTCCCTGTACGAGTCCGGCGTCGTCCCACGCCGTCCCGTTCCACACCCACATGTGCTTGGTGTCGTCGAGGATGTAGGCGTCACCGGGCGCCGCGCCGCCGGGTAGAGCGCCGAAGTTCGCGACGGTTCCCTTGAACTGGATGCCTGCGCCTGCTGGGCCTGTGTCGCCCGTCGGGCCGGTCGGCCCTCGTCCTCCCATCGCGCCTGTCGGTCCGATGGGGATCTGATCATTGCTGATCCAGACGGCACCGAGATCGCTGGTTACTGGCTGTGCTGCCTGCTCGAACACCGCAACCGCTCCGGTGTCGCCAGTCGGACCAGGCACCGTTGAGTCTGCGCCCGTGTCTCCGGTATGGCCCGTGTCACCGGTCGGGCCGGTCGGACCAGTCGGGCCCGGAACGGTCGAGGTTGGTCCCGTGTCGCCAGTCGGGCCTCTCCCGCCCATCGGGCCAGTCGGGCCGATGGGGATCTGATCGCTACTGATCCAGACCGCGCCGACGGCAGTAGTAGCCGGTTGGCCGCTCTGCTCGTAGACGTCGACCGCGCCCGTCGGGCCGGTATCACCCGTCGGCCCCGTAGGGCCAGTGTCACCGTCTACGCCGTCCTGACCAGTGTCGCCTGTCGGACCCCTCGGACCCGTCGCACCTGTGGGACCGAGAGGGATTAGCTGGTCGGTGATCCACAGAGCACCGAGACTCGGGGCCGCTGGCTCTGGTCCTTCGTGAACCTCGATGACGCCGTCGTCGCCCGTATCTCCCGTGTCGCCCGTGTCGCCCGTGGGTCCTGTGTCCCCGGTCGGACCGACGGGGCCAGAGATAGTCCCGACGTTGTTCCAATCGGTGCCGTCCCAGAGGAATAGCTCGCCGTCGATGATGTAGCCGTCGCCGGGCTGCGGGTTGACGACGTTGTCGAGGTCTGACTCGTCGTCGAGTGTGCCCTTGATCGTGGCCGCGACGCCCGTCTCGCCAGTAGGCCCTGTGTCGCCGGTATCTCCGGTAGGGCCGGTGTCCCCTGTCGGTCCCGTGTCGCCGGTATCGCCCGTGTCCCCGGTTGGGCCAGGCACCGTCGAATCGGCACCCGTGTCGCCTGTCGGGCCGGTATCGCCGGTGTCGCCAGTATCGCCGGTCGGACCTGTATCGCCAGTATCACCGGTGTCTCCCGTGTCCCCAGTCGGGCCGGTGTCGCCGGTGTCGCCGGTGTCACCTGTCGAGCCCGTATCACCGGTGTCGCCAGTGTCCCCGGTCGGCCCTGTGTCGCCGGTCGGCCCGGTGTCGCCGGTGTCGCCAGTATCTCCAGTGTCGCCGGTATCTCCGGTCGGCCCTGTGTCTCCGGTATTCCCGGTGTCGCCGGTGTCCCCATCGGCACCCGTGTCGCCGGTGGGCCCCGTTGGGCCGGTCGGACCCCTGATCTCGCCCACAACCGTGAACGTGCTGCCATCGAAGACGGCCAGTTCGCCGGTGTCCTCGATGATGTAGCCGTCGCCGACTTCGAGCGAGGGATCGGTGTCGTCCAGATCGTTCTCGGTCGGCACCGAGCCGAGGATCCGAACGCCCGTCCCGGACTCGCCAGTATCGCCTGTCGGGCCCGTGTCACCCGTGTCCCCCGTATCGCCGGTGGGGCCCGTATCCCCGGTATCGCCCGTATCGCCAGTGTCGCCTGTCGGGCCGGTGTCTCCGGTATCCCCCGTCGGCCCTGTATCTCCGGTGTCGCCCGTGTCGCCTGTCGGACCCGTATCCCCCGTGTCGCCGGTGTCCCCCGTCGGGCCCGTGTCGCCCGTGTCACCAGTGTCGCCAGTGTCTCCGGTATCCCCGGTGTCTCCGGTATCGCCAGTCGGCCCGGTATCGCCTGTTGGACCCGTGTCGCCGGTGTCGCCGGGCGGGCCCTTGATTTCCCCAGCCTCCACAAAGTCGTCGCCGTCGAAGACCCACAGAACGCCGGTGTCCTGAACGATGTAGCCGTCGCCAGGCTGGAGGCCCGGCTCGTCCTTATCCAGGTCGCTCTCGGTGGCGACCGAGCCGATGATCTTGACGCCGGTGCCCTGCTCGCCCGTGTCGCCCGTCGCGCCAGTGTCGCCCGTAGGACCGGTATCCCCTGTGTCCCCGGTCGGGCCGGTGTCGCCAGTGTCTCCGGTGTCGCCGGTGTCCCCAGTCGGCCCTGTATCGCCTGTTGGGCCGGTATCTCCAGTGTCTCCGGTATCTCCGGTCGGGCCCGTGTCGCCGTCGTAGCCCGTATCGCCAGTCGGGCCCGTATCGCCAGTCGGGCCGGTGTCTCCGGTGGGGCCCGTGTCGCCGGTATCTCCAGTGTCGCCCGTATCGCCCGTGTCTCCGGTGGGGCCCGTGTCGCCGTCAGCGCCTGTGTCGCCGGTGGCCCCTGTGTCTCCGGTGTCGCCCTTCGGACCCTTGATCTCGCCCGAGTCGACGAAGTCTGTGCCATCGAAAACCCAGAGATGGCCTGTGTCCTCGACGATGTACGCGTCGCCCACCTCAAGCGACGTGTCGGTCGGGTCAAGGTCCGTTTCGGTCGGGACCGAGCCGAGAATCTTGACGCCGGTTCCAGCCGGACCGGTATCACCCGTCGAGCCGGTGTCGCCGGTGTCGCCTGTGTCGCCGGTGGGGCCTGTATCACCGGTCGGGCCCGTGTCACCGGTCGGGCCCGTGTCGCCGGTGGGGCCCGTGTCGCCGGTCGGGCCAGTGCCACCCGCAGGCCCACCACCAGCGGCGTCGAGCCAGGTGATGTCGAGGTACGGGAGGCCGTTCCACGGAGTGGAGCCGTTGCCGATCTTCGCGCGGTCGGTATCGGTCTCGAATCCAACTTCGCCTTGAAGCAGCAGCGTGTTGGCAGCGGTCCACTGCGCGGCGGTGCCGCGCCGGAACTGGAAGCTCACGGTCCACCCCCGTCAAAGGCGCCGCCAGCCGGTGTCCAGGCCGTGCCGTTCCAGAAGTTGAGCACGTTCGGGGTCACAGACGTGTTCACCCAGACGGGCGAGATGCTCGGGTCGCCTGGAGGTGTCGCCGAGGGGGCCGCGCCTGGGCCCGTCGGGCCGGTAGGGCCTGTCGCTCCGGTGTCGCCCGTGGCGCCCGTGGCGCCGTTCGTGCCGGGACCACCGGTCGCACCGGGCGCGCCGGTCGGGCCCGTATCGCCCGTGGGCCCAGTGTCGCCGGTGTGGCCGCGCGGCCCCATGCCGCCGCCGCCGCCGGTCCCGGAGTAGCCCAGGTCGTCCCAGTGGTTTAGGCCGTCGCCCGCCTTGATCCCGACGAACGTCCCATCTGTCTCCACCTCGACGCCCAGTTCGCCCATCGCGAGCACGGGATCCATCTGCTCCCACCGATCGGTGGTTCCTCGCCGGATCGTGGCCGAGCGCGTCGGCCTCTGATGCCACATGACCATGCTGCGAAGTGTGCGGCATCTCAGCCGCAGACCCGCAGATGGATTAGCGCTCGGTCCGCTGGCGCGAGTAGATGTCCTCGACGTAGGCGGCTTTGGTGCGCCACCGCGCGCCGCAGCCACCCAGGCTGCCTAGGCAGGCCACCTCGCTGTAGTCGCTCGGGGTGCGGCGGTAGCCGTTGAAGGCCGAGTGGTTGCACTTGTACTGCGTCACGCGCCAGCACTCGCGCCTGCCGCAGCTACACCTCATCGGACCACCAGACCGAGACCTCGTCCTCGGGCGGCTCCAGGTAGCTCCCGGAGTAGTGCTCATGTGTCCAGTGGATCACGCCCTTGCTGCCGTCGGCGCGCTTGGCATACGCCTCGATCCGCGCGGTCGAGTGCCGCCCGAGCCCGGCGGGTTCGACGGTCCGGAACTCCATGATCTCGACCGGTTCTGCGAGCGGCGGCTCATCCTCCATTTCGCTCAGCCACTCGTTCTCGTCGCGGACGGCGCGCTGGAGGATGTCGAGCGCGTGCTTGCGCATGTCTGCGACCTCCTCGTCGTACATGCGCGCCATGTCTGCGTTGTACTCCTCCATCTCCTGCTCCAGGCTGTGGCCCTTGCGCTCGGCTTCGTGAGCGATGTAGCCCGCGAACGTGAGCACCTCGACGCCGGTGTCCGGATCAATCCGCGTGCGCTTCATGCGCTCAGCCTCGCGTAGTCCTGGGGCGTCTCCCAGCGATCGTGCAGCGGAAGCGCGATGCCGTCTCCGATCACTCGTAGACGGCTGTCGGTCATGCCCACGTAGGTACCGCCCATCATCGGGCCGAGCATGTCCTCGGGCTCGTCAACCGGCGTCAGGTAGACGTAGACGCCGCTCGCGTAGGTCTTCTCGACGACGCGGACTGCCGGGGCATCGTCGGTCGGCTCGTACGGCCCGCGCACGCGCGGGTCGATGACCGTCACCTCGTCCACACGCCCGGAGATGCCGCCGTTGGAGCAATCGCCCAGTCGGGCGTTGCGGTAGATCCTTGCTCTGACTCCTGTCATGTCTCCTCCCTGGAGCGATGCTCCTCTGGATCGTCGTGTTCAAGGCGCGGATCCTCGTCAGGCAGAAGCTCGCGCCAGTCGACGGGCTTCTGGATCACCTCATGCTCGGCGTCGTCGTAGAGGATCTCGACCACGTGCAGGCCCCAGGGCGCGTACGGCTCCGGGCTGTTCGCCGGATCGAACTTGTCGCGCTCCTTAGCCACGAAGTTCGTGACCGCGCCGAGACCCAGGTCGATCTGGCCGTCCACCAGAACCGGCTCGCCGCTGTCGGAGTGCCGGACCTGGAAGACGCGGGGCGGCGGCTTCCACTCGTAGCTCTCACCGGTCACCGTATCGTTGATCCGAGCGCGCCCGGCGTAGGCATCCGCGATTGCCTCGGCCACGCCGAGCGCGCCCGTGTAGGTCGCGAAGTCGACGCCGGTGCCCCAGCCGTCGGTTAGCACCTTGTAAGCCCCGTGAGGCTCATGCTCGATGCGGATGGTGATCATTCGCCCTCCTCGGCGGCGGCGACCTGAGCGTCGATCTCGGCCTGAAGCTTGCGGTAGAACGCCGCGCCGCTCTCCTCGTCCTCGATGCGCTTGTGCTCCTTGCGCACGAACTCAATCGAGAACGCAGCGTGGCGGTTCTGCGCCTCCTCCATGTCGATCGCGCCGGTCTGGTAGTCGATGTCCTGGAGCCAGCCGTCGCCCATCTCCTCGACCCAGGCGCGGTCGCCGTGGGTCACGACGACGGTGCCGTCGATCAGGGTCTTGTGGCGATAGCGGCTGTCCTCGACTGCGGCCCAGGAAAGCTCCTCGCCGTACGCGCGCATGTCAGCCGTGCCGATCACGCCGCCGACGCCGCGCATGATGTCGGCGTCGCGCGCCATGCGCTCGCGCACTCTCTCTTCGTTCGGGCCCATCATTCGTCTCCTCGGTCGATCTCCTGGACCGGGTGCATGCGCCAGACGCCCGTCCCGGCGATGCTGCGGCGCTCGACGACGCGCTCAGCGAACTCGCGGGTCAGGCCCTGGGCGATGATCCGGATCCCTCGGTCGTACTCGATCACGGTCCAGGTGATCATTGCTTGCTCCTCGGTCGGCGCGGGCCGTATCGCCCGCATCCTCATTGTAGCACACGTCGTGCGCTATGTGCGGCTCACGCCCTGGCCGTCCAGGGTCCAGCCGGTGCCGCGCAACAACTCCTCCAGGAAGTCGTCAAGGTCGATCGCCATACCCTCGGGATCGTCGGCGCGGAACTCCGCGTTGATGAAGTCGCGTACCTCCTCGACGAGATTCCTGCGCCGGTTCTCGACCAGCGCTCGCGTCATGAAGAACAGCTTCTCGTCACGCGTCAACTCGCGCTCCATGTCATCACCCCCTCTCGTCAGCGCGGCGCTCCAGGAACGCCTGCTCGGCGTCCCAGGCGTACCAGCGCGGGTCTTCGTAGCTCACATGCTCATGCCCGGCGGCGCAGCGCCAGGATCCGTACTCGTTGATCTCAAGCTCGGCCCCGCACTCGACCTCGGTCCAGAGATCCTCGGGGAAGTCAGGCTCGGGATGACCGGACGGAACCTGGATCAGCCAGTGGCAGCCCTCAGTACTCATCGGGCCACCCGTAGGCATCCACCTCGAACCGGTCCTCCGGATCGAGCCTGTCGTACCGCTCCTGCCAGTACTCCTTCGTGAACCGCTCGGACGGCATGCACTCGCCGTTCAGATGGCCGCAGCACGGGAAGTCCTCGCATCGGCCTCCGAACTCGGCGACGCGCTGCACCTCGTAGCAGTCGTGCGTCTCCATCCAGTGGCTTCCGCCGCTGGTGCCGCACTCGTCGCAGGTGAACGTCCTGCGCTCGCGTGTGGCGCTCATGCTGTTGCTCCTTTCGCCTCGATGGTGGTGATCGCGCCGAGGCTGCCCGCGTACTTCGCGAGCTTGGAGACGGCGGCATCAAGGGTCTTGCCCTTGCTGCTCCGGACCGCGCCGGAAGCGAAGGTCACCTTGACCTTGACCATCTGGCCTCCTCGGTCGATGCGGGCCCCATCGCCCGCACCAGGAGTATAGCACATCTAGCGCGCGATGTGTGCTAGGAGACCGGCGCGGCTGATGCCCCGTTCGCTCCCGGCGGCAGAATCACGTCGCCGAGGCGCTCGAACCGCCATTCCGGCATCGAGTCCGGGCAGACGCCCTTCGAGCCAGCGTCGTGAGCGGCGACGCGGTACAGCCCCGGCCCGATCGGCGCAGCCTTCAGAGCAAACATCGCCGCGAGTAGCGGACACTCATCGGTGCCGATGGCCTCGCGAATCGGGTGCCTGACGTCAAAGCCCGCCTCGGACAGATTCAGGAAGTGGTTCGTCTCGGTCTCCAGAAGCTGGGTGACGGCGTCCGGATTCGGGCATTCGGCGTTCGTGCACTTGATCTGACCGAGGACGACGCCTTCGCACACCAGCGTCGAGCCGCAGCCCATCGGACAGTTGCCCTTGACCGGGATCTGCATCCGACTCCTCAGACGTCTGTCCGCTTGCGGGCGCGCCGGGGCTTGGGTTGCTCCTCGCCGTTCGTTGCAGCCTGGGCAGGTGCCATCGGCTGCGGCATCATCGGCGGCATTGCGTCCGGGTCGGCGACCTCGATCTCGCCAACGTGTCCAGACTCCGGTACGACCTGAGGCACGCTGGTGACCGTGACCGGCTGCGAGGAGATGATGTACTTGAGCACCGCGCCAGGCGTGACGGTCCAACCGCCGACTTCCTCAGCCGCCGCGTCTGGGCCCTTGGCGTCGATCATGAATACGACGTCGAACTGCATCTGATTCCTCCTAGTTCACTTCGGGCGGCGGATCGGCATGGCCCATCCGCTCCGGGCTGTCGGGTGATGGCGGCTCAGCGTCGGGCGGTAGGGCATCGGGAGGCGGCTGCCCCACGCCGTTCGTTATGGGCGGAAGCTCGGGCGGCGGGAATGCTTCGTGGAATGTGATTGCGTCCGCGACAGAGACCAGTGGCGGCTCCCACTCGAAAGACACGGCCTCCATCGCCGGTCTCAGCGCCTCCTGGCGCATCTCCTCGACGACCGGCTCTGGCATCGGCTCCTTCGGTAGTTGGTGGATGCTCATCGCCCCGATCCCGACGTACGTGCCGGTGAGACCCATCATCTGGCTCCCCGGCGTCACCTGCCACCGTTTCACCATCGCCGCCGCCTCCTCCATGTCGTCGGCCTCGAACTGGAACGTCACGCTGTAGTGCGGCATCGCGCCCTCCTCAACTTGTCGACTCGAAAAGCTCGCGGACCAGGCGGATCAGATTCTGCACCTGGATGGTCAGGTTTCGAACTTGCGCGTTGCTCTGCGGCTGCGACGGGTTGGTGATCGCCATGAACGCGGTGTTCTCTGGGACCGCTGCATCGAGCAGGCGCTCCAGTTCGCGCCGAGTCCTGAGCCATTGCGGCTCCGTCCACGTCTGAGCCTCCCGGTCGTACACCCAGCCCTCAGCGACCTCATCGGGCGCCTCCACCCAGTACGGGCCTCCCGGCGCCGGGGCGAGCATCGGATCATCCTCCTCGAACACGGCGACGTTGATCGCGATCACGACGCCGCCGGGGTCGAGCCGAGCCCAGCGCTTAGGCTCTGTCACTGCGGCCATGTCTTCCCCTCCAGGCTCAAGTAATCGGGACCGGAGTGATACGTCCACGATCCGGCGGCAAGAATCGAATACACGTTGCACACATACGCGACACCAGCGCGGAGCCGGAAGGTGCGTGTCGCAGTGCGGTACTTGAACTGCTGCACAGCCGAGTGCTGCTGTACGTAGTGCCAGCCGCTCTGAACATTGTCCTGATCGGCCTGGTTCAGGTGAGGGCCGAACACAGCGTAGCTGTAGGCGGCATCCATCTTCTGGACGATTCCCACCACAGCCGTAACTTCCCAGAACTCATCGACAGGCGGCGTGCGAGCGATCTCAAGCAGGCGCCCACTGGGCTGCACGACTACGAGCCCACCATTGACCGCCGGAACATAGGCGTTCTCCCGGCCCCAGTCGCGCTGCACGCTGGTGTACAGCGATCCCCAATGCACGTCGTGGTCCCCGAGTGACCTCTTCATGAGCACCTGACCCATCGCCGGGTCGGGAGGCATGCCCGGACCGGTCGGCCCCGTCGCTCCTGTATCGCCCGTCGGGCCCTTCAACTCCTCCCAGCCGGTCGGTGTACGAACCATCACAGTCATTGCGGCCACATCTTGTACTCGAAGTGCATGTGGTTCGGACCCTGGTAGTACTGGAACGACCCGCCAGCGTTGTGCAGTTCCGCCGTCGCAGCATACGTCTGACCTTGCGCCAGCCGGAACGTGCGGATCATCGGGCGTGACTCATACGTCTGCACGGTGGAGTGCTGCGTCACGACCGCACTGACCGCGTTGCACCCATCTTCATCGGCGGGGCTTAGCAAGATCCGCGCGTACCCAAGCGTGTACTCGGCACTGACCTTCTGGAGGAACACCTGGCAACCTAGCTCGCACCAGGCCGGAAACGGCGGCGTGATATCGAACCGGAGCGGCGTAGAGCCGTTCGACATGACAATCCACACCCCGACGGGGATACCGGCGTACTGGTTGATCGTGCCGTTGATCCGCCGAGTCGTCCAAAACGGGGGCCACCAGTCCTCGCCGTATTGCGTGTTCATCAGCACGCTGCCCTGGTCCGGGTTGGCGCTAGCGGGCAGGTCGATGCCCGGAGGACCAGGTGGGCCGATCGACCCCGGGTTGCCGCGTATCGACTTCCACCCGGTCGAGGTGCGCACCAGTGCGTCTACTGCCGCCACTGCTTGCCCTCCATCCACAGTTGGTGACGGCCCTGGTAGTACTGCCACGTGCCACCGTCCGACTCCCAGTACACGATGCACTGCCAGTTCGTGTTCGCGGGCACCCGGAAGAGGCGTCGGCCCATGCGCCCCTCGTAAAGCTGCACGCTGTTGTGCTGGGACACGATGTGCTTGACCTCCGAGATACCATCCTGATCGCTCGTCGCGCTCGGACCCGGCAAGACCGTCCGGCAGGTGCCGTACGCGTAGTTGTAGGCAGCATCCTGTTTGACTACGAGCCCGACAAAGAACGTGACCTCCCACCAGGTCGCGAAGGGCACGACGTCTGTATCCACCAGCAAAGGCCCGACACCCGTCCCTAGCCAGGTACCGCTTGTGATGTTGGCATAGGCGTCGTTGGCACCAGTCGACCGCTTGAAGCTCCAGTACGGCCCGCCCCACTCAGTGTCGTGACTGGCGTCCGAGCGCTTGCGGAGCACCTGACCCATTCTGCCGCCGGGAATGAGACCGGCACCCGGAGCCCCCGCCGGTCCGGGCGGTCCTCGGAAGCCTCGCTGGGACTCCCAGCCCTCGGAGGTGCGAATCATCGGGCTCATCCCGAGGCTCTGAGTTGCGCTTGGCCGACGAAGTTGCCGCTACCGCCGCTGCGCAGGACCGAGAGCTTCGTGACATTGTCGGACCCGTTCCACCATACGCCCGAGCCGCGCCAACTCATGATGTAGTCGGGCTGCGCGTTTGGGTTGAACGCGCCGTGGAATGTGCTGTTCCTGCCGACGTTGGCGGCGGGCTGCCCGGGGATCACCCAGGTCGCCATGTTAATGACGCAGTGCAAACGCCCGCCGCTCGCCCAGTCGCCGTGACCGGCGGGGAAGCCCTGCGGGACCTGAATGTTGTTGCCCTGGACGTCATTGCTGAAGCCCGTACCAGCCGTCGCGGTGGACGTCAACGTACGGTTCTCGATCCACCGGAATGCGGCTGATGTCGCATCATTCGGCTGGATCCACAGGTAGAAGTTGGCGCCGACTCCAGTACTCAGGAGATCAAGCGTCAGTTCGTACATACGATCGACATTCCCGTCCAGGCCGTCGAACACAGCGAGCGTCACGGCGCTTGTGTCGATGTCTACCCTCTGCACGGGAGAGATCGCGGTCACGGACGTGGGATCCGTGATCCAGATCGCACCGACCGTGTCCGTCACGGGCGCGGTCGGCTGCTCGTACGCCTCGGTCCCGCCGACCGGGCCGGTAGGTCCGGGTGGTCCGGTCGTCCACTCGGTAACCGTCTCGGTGTCGAAGCGAACCTCGCCTAGCGACACCCAGGAGTTCGACGCGTCGGTGGTGACGTTGCCGTTCGGGACCACGTCGAGGATCGTGAAGGCAGCGCCGCCCTGACTGACGGTGTAGCGCCTGCGCCCGGAGGGCCGGTAACCCGGAGGCAACGTGAAGATGACACCCCCCACCACGCCCATCTGAATCCACCCGCGCAGCGAAACCGTACCGTCGGGCCACTTACGGAACGCCGGAAGACCCGAGTCAGCAATGCCAGCGTCAGCCCACCCATTCTGGAACGGCGGCTCGCCCGGTGCGCCAATGATGCGCCACGGCTCGATCGGGACCGTGATCGAGTTGCCGGGCGGTCCCTGCGGCCCCTGGAGAACGTCGTCCATCGAGAACTGAGTACCGGTGACCTTGATGATGAACGCCACGCACAGGAACGGTGGGAGGTTCTCATGGTCAGCACCGCCGCCCTGAGCGCCGATCCCGAGCGACGGAACGTGATGCGTGTGCCAGGCGCTCACGCCGCCGGTCTGCAACCCCCGGTCAGCCGCGCCGGTCGTGAAGCTGTGGGTGTGGTTCGTGTTGACGCCGCCGGTTTGTCCGACCAGGTCGATGCCCTGCCCACCACTGGCGATCCACCAGTTGTTCCAGTTGGCCCCGTAGGCGAGAAACTGCACCGCCCATCCTGGCGGGTGCGCGTGGTCGGCTGAGATCCACCCCGTCGACCCGCCGTGCAGGTGGTCGACGCCCGCGTGCGTGTGGTTCACCGAGTCGGTCCCGGTGTCGGCGGTGCCGGTCCCGCCTCCGTGGTTGTGCGACGGCATCTCCGTGATCCCGAGTGCGACGCGCTCCGCGCCGCCTGCCGCTCCTACTGGACGGCCATTGCCCGAGCCGTAGATCATCCGGCCCCGTAGGTCCGGGAGGCTGAACGTGAACCCGTCGCCGTTGCCGTCGCCGTACGTGGTGCCGATCAGGTTGAAAAGCTGCGCGTATTCGTCGCGGCGCAGAGCGCGGCCATCGGCGATCATCCAGCGCCGGGGAATCCTCGCCCCAGCGAATGCCTTGACCGTTCCGATCGGGTCGGTGTCGAATACCGGCCCCGGGCCTTGCGGGCCCAGGATGTTGCCGGTGTACACCCAGTCGCCGTTCTGCATCTCGTACGTATCACCCGGGCCCTCCGGACCCGAGTGCAGATACCAGTCGCCGTCGACCGCGCCGACGACGTCGATCGACAGCGGCGGGAACGAGAAGCCGCTGTACCAGCGAACCGGATCGCCCTTCGGGCCCTGAATGCCCTGTGGGCCGATCAACTCCGCGCCGATCGCGATCTGCACGCCGGTGACCTTGATGATCCAGCCGACGGCGCACCACGGCGGCATGTTGTTGTGCGCGGCGCCAGCCAGACCGTTGCCGGTACCCGAAGACTGAGCACCCGCCGGATCGGTCCAGTGCGCGCCGCCCGGGTCACTCCAACCAGCGACGTGATGCAGGTGCCCCTGGTTACGCGCCGACGTCCACACGGCAGGAACGAGGTGCGCGTGTGCGGCGCTCCGACCGCCCGTGTAGAGATCGGTCGAGCCCAGGCCCGGTCCCTTCCACTCGCCCACGCCGACTCCGTTCAGCCATCTGGCATCAGAGCGCCAGAGGGCGAGCGACGCCGAGTTCTGGATGTACGTGTTCGTTCCGTGAGCGTGGTCGGCGTTCTCGGTGCCGGTCCAGGCGCCTGGGAACAGGTGCTGGTGGTCGCGGTCCTCTCCCTGCGACATGAAGTTGTTGTAGTGCTGATGGTTGCCCGCGTAGTGCTGGTGATTGGCGATGTCGTGCTGATGCGGGGGCAACTGACCGGCAGTCAGCGTCGCGGTCTCCGAGCCGCCCTTCGTGTTCTTCGGCTTACCTGTGCTCGCGCCGACGAGCATCCGATCCCGTAGGTCTGGGATGTTGAACGTCAGGCTTCCGTCGCCCAGTCCCCACGGCGAGTCGTCCTCGCCGAGCGCCTTCCAGAGATCCTGGAAGTCGCCGCGAGGAAGTTCAGAGCCGTCACAGAGCATCCAGTGCTCGGGAATCTCATCCCCGGCCCACGCCTTCACCGTGCCGATCGGGTCAGAGTCGAACACGGTCGCCACCGGACCCGTCGGGCCGGTCGGCCCGGGAACGTCCGACACACCGGGCGCCCCCTGCGGCCCGGTCGGACCGCGAATGTTGCCGACGTCGATGAAGTCGGTTCCGTCCCACACCCACAACCGGCCCGTGTCCTCGGCGAGATATCCGTCGCCGATCTCAAGCGACGGGTCGTTCGGGTCGAGCAGGAAGGCGGTCGGCACGCTGCCTCTGATCCGCACGCCGGTTCCGGCTGGGCCGGTATCACCCACACGCGCCTGGAACATCCACTTGCCGTTTCCGGCTGGCGTGCCTGGCTCGTCGCCGGTGGTGTCCGCGACGCACGTCCAACTCGATCCGTTGTGGAACACGACGTCATCGACGGCGTAGGCGGTAGCGGTATTCCAGTTCCCGCGCCAGTTCAGGCCCTTAGGCCCGGTCGGCCCAGTCGGTCCGATGTCGCCGGTGTCGCCCTTCGCGCCCGTGTCACCCGTCGCGCCCGTATCGCCGTCTATGCCATCCGTGCCCGCCGTGCCGGTCGGACCAGGGATGCCCTGATCTCCGGTCGGGCCCGTCGGGCCGGTGTCGCCGGTCGGACCCGGAACGGAGATGAGCACCCAGTCGGTACCGTCCCAGTAGTGGATCTCCTCCAGGTCGGGGTTGATCCAGATCGTGTAGGTCTCCCGGGGTATCGGCGGGTTGGTCCCGGTGTAGGTCTCGTACTTCGACCGGGTGCAGATCCACTCGAAGCCGTCCCACCACTGCAGGCAGTTCTCGGTGACGTCGTAGTAGATCTGCCCGGGAACGGGAGTACTCGGAGTGTCCACCGGCGGGATGAGAGGATCGCCGAAGCGCTGCCAGTCCGCGCCGTTCCAGTAGCGGACCTCTTGCTGGCCCGGGTTGACCCAGATCGTGTAGTCGTCGCGCGGAGACGGGGCGCTGCCGCCCGTGAAGACCTGAAGCGTGTCGGCACCGCTGACCTCGACCCAGTTGGTGCCGTCCCAGAACTTGAGCTTCGCATCAGTGGTGATGCTCATGGTCCTCCTGTCTCCGTCTCGATCCAGATAACGTAGTCGCCGCGAGGGACGGGTTCCGTATCGCCGACGTATACCTCGATCCGACCGCCCACGCCCCACTCGGTGTCAAGGTCGGTGTCCGAGGCCTTGATGAGCGCCTGGCCGGTGCTGCCGCCGTCCGGGACGCCCGGACCGGTCGGGCCCGTGTCTCCTGTCGGGCCTGCCACCGTCGAGTCCGCGCCCGTGGGCCCCGTGTCTCCTGTGTCGCCCGTCGGGCCGGGGACCGTGGAGTCTGCGCCCGTCGGGCCGGTGTCCCCAGTGTCGCCCGTGTCGCCTTGCGCGCCCGTGTCGCCGATCGGGCCTTGAGGGCCCGGCTCCCCGGCGAGCAGCGTCGGACCGGTCGTGGTCTGAACCCAGACGGCGGGCATGATCGAGTTGCGCACCAGCCCCGTCAGCGACGCGACCGCAGGTAGCTGCGCGACGCCAGCGGCACCGGTCGCCTGCCCGGTGGTCAGCCAGGCGTTCGGGAGCACGTTCGCGAGCGGCTGGTCGACGCCGCTCAGGTAGGGATTCGCGCCGGTCACCGTGCGCAGCGTCGCCGCACCGGTGCCGACCGACCCGATCGCCATCCAGTAGCGCCCAGAGGGCGCGACCAGCGCGGAGTTGACCATCGCCACGGCGGTGCCGAGCATCTCGGCGGTCTGGACGATCAGGTTCCTCGGCGCGCCGGTGACCGGATCCTCGTCGTACAGACCGATGCGGTAGCGGCCCTGCGCGTTCAGTGCGGTCACGTCGATCCGGACGGCCTGGATCGGACGCAGGAACACGACCTTCGTCCAGCGCACCTGCGCGTTCGTGTGCGCCGCCGTGGCGAGCGCCCCCGTGAACGGAAACGCCGGTTGCCACAGCCCAGGCTCCGCTGCTACCTGGCCGATGTAGATCGAGTCGATGCCCGCATCGCCGGTCGGCCCTGTGTCCCCCGTGTCGCCGGTGTCTCCGGTCGGCCCGGTATCGCCGGTGGCACCGCTAGCTCCCGGCGTGTTCGTGATCCATGATGTCCCGTCCCACCAGTACAGGAGGGCGTCGATCTCGTTGTAGTAGATCTGGCCCGTCTTGGGGCTGGACGGCGGTCCGTCCAGCCTCGGCGGAACCAGCGAGCCGACGAAGTCGGGCATGGCGGGGTCAGCCTATAGCCGTCACCCGACCAGGGTCACCAGCATGGAGTTCGCGGCCTGCGCCACACCGAACGTGATCGTAACGTTCCCGTTGGCTGCGACCGAGATGTCCGGGATCACGACGTCTCCGGTGGCGCTGTTCTGCACCTGAACCTGGATGCCGCGCTCCGCACGGAGCCCGTGCGTGGCCTGCGGAATTGAGATCGTGGTGCCGCCGGTGTGCGTCGACTCGTTGCTGTAGTACTGCGCGCACTTCAGCAGCGCGATCAGGTCCTCCAGGTTGTCGACGCCGGTGCCGCCGTTGACGATCTGGAGAATGTTCGTGATCTTGTCGCCTTCGAGGTCGATCGCACCGTCGGCGATCTTGTCCTCGGTGACGGCGTCGTCGGCCAGCTTGTCCGTGGTGATCGCACCGTTCATCACCTGCAGCGAGTTGCCCGTGCCGCTGGTGTTGATCGTCGTGCCGTCCGTGTTGGCGCTCAGTTGCGGGCCGAGCTTGGTGATGCCGGGTCCGGCGGTGATCTGGGCGGCGCTTGAGAACATCGCCCACTCGATCGGGTCGGTGTCGATCACGCCAGTCGGGTTGGTAGTCGAGACGACCCAGCCTGAGGAGCCGTGCGTGTCGCCTTCCTCGACCCAGACGTACGCGTTCAGCACGCCGGTCCAGTCGTCCATGTCGGCGGCGCGATCCCACGCCCCAGTACGGACGATGTAGATGCCGTTCTCCTCCGGGTTGGCCTGGTCCTTGACCAGCACTCGATCGCCATCGACGAGCGCGACACCGTCGATCGTCTGCTCGCCCGAGAGCGTGACGTCGCCGGTCGTGGCGGCAGCCACCGGCGGGTGGATCGTCAGGCCGGTCGCCTTGCCATCGACGTACGCCTTCGTGGCGGCGTCCTGATCGTTGGTCGGATCGACCAGGTTGATGATCTTGTACGTCCCCATGTCGACGTCGTCGTCGTTCGGGTTCGCGACCGAGATCTCGTTCAGCGTCGAGTCGACGGACAGCGTGGTGGTGTCGACGTAGTTCTTCGTCGCCGCGTCCTGCGCCGCCGTCGGATCGGTGACGGTGGTGAGCTTGTGCCCAATCGCAGTGTCACCCGCCAGCGTCAGCTTGACGACTGTAGGCGCCGTTGCCGTCCCGCCGAGATCGTTGGCGAGTTGCAGGATGCCCTTGGTGGTAGTGGTCGCGTCATCCACCGTGACGCCGTCGATCTGATCATCGACGTACTTCTTGGTCGCCGCATCCTGATCCGCAGTCGGGTCTACGACATCGGTGATCTTGTGGGTGTTGGCATTGCCGTTTCCGGCGAGGGTGAAGCCGGTGACCGTGACGCTGGTCGCAGTCCCCCCGATCTGCCCGGCAAGCTGAACGATTCCCTTCTGGGTAGTCGTCGCATCCGGCAGATCCGTCGCCGCATCGAACCCGGTCGCGGCGACCCAGTCCGTGCCGTTGTACCACAGCAACGTGTCCGAGACCGTGTCGTAGTACATCTGTCCGCTGACCGGCGTGCCAGGGGCAGCGGCCAGGTTCTGTATGCGCATGTTGAGAGCTTCAAGCTGGTTGAAGTCCATTGGTGCGCCGAGGGCGGGCATCTAATTCACATCCCTTCTGTTAGTTGACAAACGCTCTCCCTGAGGTCGGAGCGCCGAGACGAACTTCGAGGTTGTTGTCGTCGACAAAGATGACGTCCACATAAAGCTCGTTGTTGGCCGTGTCGACCACGGTGATTGCGGGCCACTTGCCTAGTGCGTGATTGACTTCCCAGAAGGCTGCAGGCACGCCCTGTGTGTGAACGTAGTTGAGATCGCCGGTGCCGGGCGCAACTGGGCCGGGTGGCCCGCTCGGTCCCGTCGGTCCAGGTGGGCCGGTGGGGCCAGGACGTCCGCGTCCGGCGGGCTGCGGTCGCCGGATCCAGCGCTGCAAGTCCATGCTCCAGACCCACTGGTCCTCCTCCTCGGCAGGGGGCCCGGATGCGGGCCCGGTCACAGTCCATCCGGCTTTGCTCGCGCCGAGGATGACCACGGTGTACTCGTCCGGATCCGGCGCGCTCGTCGTGATGACCGTGAGCGTGTTCGAGTCCGTGTGCCGAATGCGCGCGGACACCTCTTCGTGCGGCGGATCAGTGGCGTAGACCGCAGCGAGCACGTCGCAGTCGAGGTTATGCACGATCGTGAAGATCGTGCTCGAACCGTTGCCGAGGATCTCGCGGTACGAGACTGAGCGCTGCATCGGGCCAAGATCGGCCCACTCCTCGTCCTCGCCGTCCCAGACGTGCAGATGCCCATCGTCCGAGGTGACCCACGCGTCACCGGGCTCGGCGGTAGCAGGCAGCCGATCGGCAGCGAACGCGACGCCCTTGAGCGTGAGCCCCGTCCCCGGCAGGCCGGTCGGTCCGCGCGGGCCCGTGATCCCAGGCTCGCCCTGCGCTCCTGTGGGCCCCGTGTCACCCGCGCCTGGCGGACCTATGTCCCCGGTGCCGCCGGTGTCTCCAGTGGGCCCAGGTTCGCCCTGAGGGCCCGTATCGCCGGTTGGCCCCGGGACGGTCGAGTCCGCGCCCGTCGGGCCGGTGTCGCCTCGGGGCCCTCTCGGCCCTGGGATCCACTCGCCACCGTTGCCGTTCTCGGAGACCCACGTCAGATTCCCGAGGATCTGGATCTCCTGGTAGGAGTCGTTCGGGATCACGACGAGTAGCTCGTTGTTCTCGTCGTAGAGCGCAAACTCGGCGCGGTACACGCCCGCGATATCCGTGTCGCCCTCCTGCCAGACGTGCTCGCAGACGCCCACGTTGATGTCGCCGTCTTGCAAGATGTCCGCAGGCGTGTCGATGATCGCCACGTTCGTGCGGCGCCGACGCATCACGAAATTGATGTGATCAACCGGGGAGTCGGGCCCGATGTCAAGCGGAGTCCGGTCCGCCTGCCGCAACGTCACCCTGTAGGGCGGCTCCAGCGCGCCCGTCTTCATGAACCACGGCCCTGTCAGGCGCATGGGCTGGATGCTAAGGCCGGATCAGGGACCTACTGGAGATGGATCCGGCTCGGGATCCGGCACCGATTCGGGCTCTGGCTGGTCCTCCGAAGGCGCCTCTACCTCGACGTACATACGCGGATTCCAGGGCTCCGCGTAAAGCGACTGCTGCCACTGCGTCGGGGCGGGGCTGCGCGGCTTGGGCCGCATGCCCTTCAGCTTACGCGGCCACCCACTCGCCGTCCTCCAGTCGCTCCCACCCGCGCGGATTCGTGATCACGGTCGTGCGAGCCGCACCGTTGTAATCGTCCGTCTCATGGGCCTTGACCGTGAACGCGGCCCGGACGACGTCGCCCTGCTTCAGCCAGTCGCCGTTCCCCCACCAGGTCAGGTGGTTCCCGTCGGGCGTGATGCCCTTGACCAGCGTCCGGACGCCGTAGGCGCTCTCGAACGAGCGGGTGAAGGACACCGTGAACTCCAGGCCCTTGATCCGCTTCTTGACCTCGCCGAACCACTCGGACTCGCTGGCCTCCTTCGCCTTGCGCTCCCGCTTGATCTCGCCCTCGATCTCGCGGCGACGCGCCATCGGCGTGTAGGCCACGAACCCGCTGCCCTTCTTGGGAACCCAATCCGACCTGGTGTAAGTCACCAAGTTGTGGAAGAACTCGGAGTCGTTCTCGCTCATCTTCGAGAAGTCGCGGTCGGCCACGTCCTCCCGGATCCAGTCGAGCGCGAGCCGGGCCTCCTCGAAGTCGGCCTCGGTCACCTCGATCCGGTGCTTCTTGTTCCGCTCGAAGTAGTTGCTCTCCGCGCGGTCAGCGGTGGCGTCGTAGTTCCGCTCGCTGTACCCGTAGCCATCCTTGCGCCAGCGGCTCACCCAGCCGCTCTCGCGGACGACCGCCAGCACGTGCGCGATGTAGTCGACGGTCTTCATTGCGATCCGCCCGCCGCCGCCGCCGAAGCCGCCGTCGTCCTCGCTGCCGAGGTCGCTGTAGAGCGCCTCAAGCCACTCGGCCCACGCGGCGATCCGCTCCGGGTTGTGAGCGCCGGTGTAGTCCGCCACGCACGTCGTGCCCACCTGGCGCAGCGCCCCAGTCTCGACCTCGTAGAGGACGTAGGTCTGGTTCCGGCGGCGCTTGTAGCCGCAGTGGACGCAGTCAGGACCGGCGGACCGGTACTCGGTCAGGTCGGCGTTCTCGACCGCGAGCGCGGCGTCCTCGCCGATCCGATCCTTCAGGTGGGCCCCGACCGGCGCGCGGCGGATGCCGACGCCAGCGTCGGCGCCCTCGTCCGCCTCATGGTCGAGCGTTGCGACGAACACCCACCCCGCGATCATCGGCGTCTCGCCGTTGACGGTGAGGAAGGTGTAGTCGACGACCCGGTCGTGGCCGTCCTCGCGGAACGTGTACTGATCGTGCTCGTCGGAGACGGTCACGACGACCGGCTCGGTCCCGAGCTTGACCGCCTTCTTGTTCAGCTTCTCGATCCGCGCGGCAAGCTCGTCGAGCTTGGAATCCACGACGCGGAACACCGAACCGCCGACCTCCTCATGGAGCCCGGCTACCTCGCGCGCCAGCGCCTCGGCCTCAGCCTGCGCGGCCTTCACATCGGGATGATCGAGCGTTTCCTCCCACGCGCGCTTCCAGTCCGCTGCCTTGTGGTCACGGACTTCCTCGCGCACGTTTCGGACCCGCTCGCGCGCGAGGTCTAGCTCACGCTGGCGCTCCCAAACGCTCTTCAGTTCAACGGCCATCAAGTCTCCTCGGTCGATGCGAGCCCTCTCGCCCGCACCAACATGGTAGCACACGACGTGTGCTCCGTCAAGGTCGTGCCTGCATTCCAGGGGGAATGACAGGACGGGCTAGGACGACTTGCTGCTGCCCGAGCTACCAGCGGCGCCGCCGACCGCCTTACCGACCTTCTTAGCGCCGGTCGCTGCGCGGGCCGTCGCCCGCAAAGCCTCCCACTGAGCCAACGCCGCCGCCGCTGCCGCGCGGACCTCTGGCTTGACGCCGCCGCGTCCGGTGGCCCACCGCTTGATCACGCCGATCGCCGCCGCAATCGCCATCGAGCGCGGCCTGCCGGACTTCATGATCCCGGCGGCGACGTTCTGGATGTACGGCGGCAGCATCATGCCCTTGTGATGCCAGAGCGGCCCGGGCCCGAGCGGGTGCGGCGTGACCGCGTAGGCAGCGGTCTTCTCGGACTCCTCTAGTTCGGTCGGCAGCCACTCCTCGGCGTGCTCATCGAGCCAGTGGTCGAACACCTCCTGCGCCTCAACGTTGATCTTCAGCGCCCGGAGATGAGCCAGAGCCTTCGCCCGCGTCGGGTGGACCTTGACGACGGCGCCGGTGTCCTCGCGGATCACCGTGTTGCCTCTCAGCGCGTATGGCATCTCGCTCCTCCGTCGACTCCTCGTCGAGCGGCTCGCCGCAGTAGGGGCACCGGATGGGCGATCTCCTCTTGCCGTTCTGGTGCTCGATCCCGAGGTAGGTGGCAATCGCGCCGATCGCGGCACCGAGCGCCGTCGACAGCGCCGCCGCCTCCGCGTCCGACACGTGTCCGTGGTGCGGGATGAACTCGACGGCGATCAGCAGCACCAGCGTGCCGGTGACGCCGAAGGCGAGGATCACTGCAACAAGCGCGTGCGGATCCCACTTCCGCACCTCAGGATGTTGCGACTCCCCAGGACTCGGGCAGCGTGTGCGCGAGCTTGAGCGCCTTGGCGCGCTTGACGATGTGCGCCTTGATCGCCGCCTTGTCCGGGGGATTCCCGCGCCCGAACGCCTTGACTGCCGCCTTCAGGTCGCCGCCGTGCTTGATCGGGTAGCGCCCGCCCTTCATCGCGTGGCCCTTGGCCTCCAGCTTCGCGCGCTCCTTCGGATGAACGAAGCGCTCCTCAAGCTGGCGGCGCAGCACCTTCTCGCGCGCGTACGCGCGCACGAAGTCGGACGAGGTACCCGACTCGACGGCTTCCTTGCGATCGTCGATCGCGTCCTGCAGCTTGTACCAGGGGTCGGGCGGCAGATCCTGGTCCTCTAGCTCCTCGTCCTCTTCGGTCTTGTCTTTGACCTGGTCGGTCATGACTCCCTCCTCATGCTCGGACTGTGGCGACTGCCGGGCCGGTCGCGAGCCCGCGAATTCGGCGGCGGGCCTGCGCCTCCCGCGTCAGTTCCTGCGGCGACCGCTGTCTGATCGCCCGGTAGCGCTCGCCCGCTCCGGTCGTGTGCTCGATCCCGGCGGCGTTCTTCAGATCGTCGGCGAGCTTCTGGCCCCATGGATTGCCGCTCGATCCGAGCACCTCGGCGGCAGCCGCGAGCAGATCGCTGTTCGTGTGCACGTCCTTTGGAAGCTCGGGCGCTGCCACCGGCTCTGGCCTGGGCCGCTTGGGCGCGGCGGCTCGCATCTGAGCGAACACCTCGCGGCGGATCTCCTCCTCATGCTCGGTCGGACGCAGCGCCTCCCAGGCGCCTGGATCGAACGCGGGCAGACGGCTGCTCGACGTTCCGCCCTGACGAATCAGCTTGCGGGCCTCGCCCGCGTGAAAGTCAGCGGCTCTCTGTGCCTTCTCGGCAAGCTCGGGGGTCCGGGCGCCCTTGATCCTGTCGCGCCACATCTGGGCACGCGTCTGGTGCAGCTTGATCGCGTCCTTACGGCTCGGCTCCCTGCCGACCAGCCCGAACTTCTCGGCCCACTTGCCGCCGCGCCCGCGAGGATGGAGCTTCTCGTCCCACGCCCTGAGCGCCTCAGCGAGCCGCTCCTGTGCGAGCTTCTCTCGCGCACGCGCACGCGAGAACTCGAACCCGTCCCTGGCCGACTTGCGCGCGTTGATCGCCTCGACCAGCGCGGTAGCCCACGTCGCGACGTTGCGCGAGTCAGGGATCTGCAGATTCGGCTCGACACGCATGCCGGTCCGAGTCCAGATCGGCTGGTCGTACGCGGGCGTCGTGTCGCGGCTGTCCTTGATCGAGTGGGACACGTCGCCGCCGAAGCCGAAGAACAGCGTTTCCTCCAGGTCCGGTGTCTTCCCGGACTGCTCTGCTGCGTGCCTGACCGCGACAGCCGTCGGCTTCGGGATCGCCGTCGTCGCCGCCTTCGCCGCCGTTGTCTTCTTCGTCGTCGTGGTCTTGGTCGTGGTCGTCTTGGTCGCCGTGGTCGTGCCGACTACGAGACCGGACAGCAGTCCCTTCGTCGCGTTGTCCATCGTGCCGGTGGCAGGCAGGTTGTGGGCGCTCTGAAGCCTCTTCACGGCAGCCTCCGTCTCCGGGCCGAACTGGCCGTCCTGGGTGACTGTGTATCCGGCCTTCGTCAGCGCTGCCTGCACGTTCTTGACGTTCGTGTTCGGCTTGGCTGCCGTGCCGGTGCCCGGCGTCAGTGAGCCGGTACCGAAGCCCGCGAGCGTGGTCTTGGCGGTCGCCGACGCGGTCGTGGCAGTCTTCGCCGCCGTGGTCTTGGCGGTTGTCGTCGCCTTCTTCGTCGTGGTCGTGGCCTTCGCGCCGGTCGACGTGAGCCCCTTCGCCTTCTGCACCTGCGCCAGCGTCTGGGCGGGCGGGTTCTGCATCACCTCCAGCGTCGCCGCGTCGATGCCGCCGCTCGGGTCGAGCCCGTAGCGCTGCTGGAACTGGCGAATCGCCGCCTGCGTGGCCGCATCGTTCTGCCCGGTGATCGGGACCTTGAAGCCAAGCTGCTGCAGGCGCTGCTGAAGCTGCTCGTTCGTGATGGTCCCGGCTGCCGAGCCCGGCTTCACGATCCACTTGCCGCCGCGTCCGCGAGGATGCTGCTGCTCGGCGAACTGCACCTGCTCTTCCATCTCGCCCGGCTGCTGCAGCTTGATCCGCAGCGTCGGCACGTTCGGCTCAGGAAGCTCTGTGGGCTCGCCTGCGGGCTCCTGAGCGGTTTCGCCGTCGCCGTTGGTGCCGCCGTTCCGGAGAGCGTCGCGTTCCGCCTTGAGCGCGTCTGTGCTCTTGCGGATCTTGGTGTACGCCGCCTTCGCGCCGCGCAGCTTGTGGACGGCGTGATCGGGCGGTAGCTGGAGCACCTCCATCGTCGTGCGGTCGATCCCCTGGCTCGGTCTCAGCCCGTGTTTCTCCTGGAACGCCTGGACGGCGATGTGGGTGTACGGGCCGTACTGGCCGTCGGTCGGCGTGTCGAACCCAAGCTCTCGCAGGCGCGTCTGGAGATGCGCCACCGTCTGGTCGGGTCCGCCTGCGCCGTAGCCCTTGCCGTACTGGGTGACGTACGCGTTGTCCGAACTGATCCTCGGCGTCGAGACCGACACAGAGGAAGGGTATGGCCGCTCCCGGACTCAGGCGGATATGGATCCTCGTAGCCTTCGGGTCCGCATCAGCCAGTGCCCATCGCCGTAGGCGATGTCGACGGCGACGCGCTTGCGCCCGCGCCGGAAGTACAGCGTCTCGCCACCAGCCACTAGCCGTCCCTGATCCGGGAACCAGTACACCACCTGGAGCCACGTCTCAATCGGCTGGGGCCTCAGATCGTCTGCTCCGGTACTCGGCGAACACTTGAGGCCAGTATCGCCGCATGCCGCGCCGGACCGTCCTGTCGCCGCCGTTGTCGCCGGGGTCGTTCTCGATCCAGGCGAAGCACCAGTCCGCGATGCCGATGATCTCCTCATCGGCGAGCGGGTTGCCCTCGCCGTCCACACCGGCCTCCACGATGCGCCGATGCGCCCACTCCCCGACCGCGTG